TGGCTTTGTGTGTATTGGGCGTACTGAGCAGCTTTAGTGAAAAGCTGATTAAATGACGAGCCGCAGGGGTCGTGGTTACAAGATGAGTTACAGCAGGACATGGTGGTTAAATTATGTTTGTGTTTATTTGATTGCAAGCATTATTTTGCTTCGTAGAGTTCGTATTCGGCAGGCTGCTTATTTTCATTCTCGCTGCTTGGTTGATAGATGCGTAGCCACCATGCTCCCGTAGGTTTCGGTGGTTTGCCAGTTTCGATGTGCCAGCCTCCGTGTCCATCTTCGTATTCTTCTTTGTAGCCGGCGATCTTAACGTGGGTCTGACGTTCGTGTACTACCTTGTCAGATGTGTTCAGCCTAATCCTTTGAACTGCTACCTGCCAGCTTTCATGGACGTGTCCAGTTGCGATGATGTCAGCGTCTGAGACGTAGACTGATTGCCTATTGGTTTGGATGACACCGCGAGTCACTGGGCCACCGCCACCGCTACCATGGAAGTACCATAACTTGAGGCTGTTGTTTTGGCGTTTGCCGTTGTGGATGTGAAAGCGGATGTAGCCAGAGTATCCTCCGCGCCTTGCTATCCCACCATCTGCTCTGAGTCGTTCCGTCAATCTCTCCGTGAGATCCGTTTCGTGGTTCTTGTGGATCGCTGATTCGTGGTTGCCTACTCCGCGAACCGTGACCAGCTTCTGGTATGGCTTGAGATATTCCGCCGCCGTACTGACCAAACTATCTAAATAATGGTTGTTTTGATGCTCTGGGCGGATGTCTTTCTTGCTGGAGCGGCGATCATACTTACCCTGCATAGCGCAAAAGAAGTCACCGAAGTCGAGGATCGGCGCGTTTCTCTTAACGGCCAAGTCTAAATGCTTCTTTAGTTTCTTCCTGTCACATTTCGGGTTGTCCCAGTGGACATCACTCTGCAACAAGAACCATTGCTCATCACCCACTCGCGGGAGGTTAATGTCGAAGACGTGTACGTTTCTGCTAACCTCACGGAATTTCCAGTTGTTCATATGTGTTTTTTTAATTCTTCAATAAACCTATTGAATTGTATTGGGTTCAAATCGTCTTTCCTATTCGGGCTGACTGTCCTGTGATCGGTGATGTCTTTTATCGTTAACGATAATTTCTTCATCCGAGGCAGCAGATACTCTATTGCAGAGTTAATCATGTCAAGACTTAATGGTTCTTTATAGCTATCTCCCTCAAATGCTACCCCAAGACTCCAGCTATTTAAATCTGTCTTGTTCCTCCAATAACTCTTCCCAGCGTGCCATGCCCTCTGGTTGTCTGCCGCGAGAACTGTGCGTTCCCCATCTCTCTTAATGATGCAATGGTAGCTTACTTGGCTGACTGTCTTCGTACACCAATCAACAGATCCAGCGTAGCTTCCGCTGGTATGATGCAACACAACTGCGGTTGGAGTGATCTCTGTTCCGCGAGTATAGTTGGGAGTTTGCTTATACAGTTCCCGATACTGCTTGGGAATTATCACTTGTCTTTGAGCGTCCTCGCTGGAACCTCTTGTTGGAGTTTCCTCACGGGAACCTCGTATGAAAATGTTCCGAAGTCCGTCACAAATCCAATGCGTAATGTTTCGCATCCCGATAGCAATAGGATTGCGATTAGGCATAGCGCGATTTTCATTTCTCCTTTCGGAAAACTTCATACACGCCGATCAGCCCAATTACAGCAACAGAGATTGCTGAGAATTGTTCTGGATCAATCTTGAGTCCAAGAGCGGCGATGATTGTTCCGAGTCCAGCCCAAGTGGATTTTTCTTTAAGGCGAGCGATGATTAGTTCTACAATTTTCATAGTCTTTGTATCTTCTTCCACATATAGACGCATGTCAAGATGCCGGCCACAAGACCGACAAATGCGCCCGATAATCTTAAACCTGTTTCGAGGTGAGGTAGCATAGAAATTAACACACCAGAGATGCTTGTTACTGTTCCCATTATTCCTGCATATGTTGGGTGGTCATTCATTAGATCATGCATCATTGATGGTTTTTATAAGAATCACGAGTGAGCTTGCGCGAGCAATGTTCCAACAATGCTGGTTGTTGCTACGTTTGCAAGTCGAGTCGCGTCGAGCGCATCCGTTTTCGATTTGATCGCCGTGATGTCGGACGCAGGGATGTCGCTGACGGCGGCAGGCGCGGCGGGGAGGTTGTCGGTTTTCGCTTTGATCGCTGTGATGTCGGCAGCCGGGATGTCGCCGGTTGTCAGGGTCGAGCGGGTCGAGACGGCGGCGTCGAGGTTGGCGAGTTTGGTGGAGTTGCTGTCCATCTCGGTGCGGATGTCCACGACGGTCGGCGCGGCGGATGGTGCGGTGTAGTCGGCATCCGCGAGGCGGCTGCTGACGCTGGCGTCGAGGTTTTCGACACCCGCGCGGCCAAGGGACCAGAGGGAGGGGACGTGTTGCACGTCCACGTTGGCGTCAGTGGTTTTGAAGATGGCCACGTATTCGCCTGCGGACGAGTTAGACGAGGAAAGTGTGTATGTGTAGAGGCCGCCTGCGAGTTCGCTTGCGCTTCCTGCGTCAACGATCTTCGTGCCTGCGGGGTCGTAGACATCTACGGTGACGGTGAGGCCGGTGCTGCCTTGTTTTGAGGCCGTATAGAAGGCCATGAATTTTACTGAGGTGGATGTTTTTTCGATCATGGGTCGGGTTGGTTAGATTTCTTCGGGGTCGGGTTGGGGGAGGAGGGCGTGTGCTTCGCTCATGGGAACTACGGCGACTTGCGGGAAAAGCTCGGCGGGAAGGTGGGCGAAGCCTTGCGCGTAAAGTCCGCCGGGGCCGGTTTCGGTGAGGAGGTCGGCGCAGAGCATGAGTCGACCATCGGTGAGCGGCACAGGGGCGGCGACATGCTGGGGGTTGCCGTATTCCTGCTGTATCGCGCCGAGGGTGGTGGCTTGCTCGGGAGTGAGGACAATAGCAAGTTCCTTTGCGGTCTCGTAGCTGACGGGCTGGGAAATGAGGTCGGCGAGTGTCATATAGCGGCGGCGAGGTTTGTCATCAGCGTGCTGACGCGGGTGTCGAGGAGGGCGAGGTCAAGGTTTCCTCCAATAAAGTAAAACCCTAATCGGCTGGCGCAAAGACTTACTGGGCTTGAATTTACATTTACGCCGTAAACAAAAAATGGAGTAGTTATTGATCCTGTTGATGTTTTTGCTGCGGAGCCGGATTGCCCGAGGCAAATCCAATTTAAAGTGGTCGTCTGAAGATTTACACCAATGATTCCTGGAACTGTATTTGAAGTGCCCATTTGCGTAAATGTAGAGACCCCTGGACGCACTCGCGCCCCGCTCGTATTTCCCGCAATTTGATGCAAGGATGCAGGGCCGACATAAGACTGCGATGTTATCCTGTCGGAGTTAACCCAAACGCCATAGGCCATTTGATTTGAGGCTATTGTTCCGGCAGAATGACGCAAATACTTGGTTGACGCATTGCCTTTTAGCCCCGTCTCACGGTCGTAGTCTCCAGAGACGAAGTTGAAATTAGTAGGAGCGGAGCCGACGAGTGGCACAAGTGCGCCGGAAAGCGTCCGTGCTCCGGCCAAGATGCAAGACGCCTTGATCGCGCTCCAGATGCCGTCGGATTTGCACCCCACGATAAAGTCAGTGAATGCCGTGGCGACTCCTTCTTCGAGGGCTTGCCCGTCTGCCGCTTCGACTGCCGCGATGTAGGCGAGCGCGTCGGAGTCACCTGCGGGTGCGACTTTAGTCGGCACGCGGAGCGGGGAGAGTTGGCCAAAGAGCGGGCTAAGCATAGGTCAGGGTGGCGCGGTCGTTCCACGCGCCTGTGGCGGAGGCTTCGGTGGCGGAGGTGCCGGTCGAGTTGAAAGTGGTCCGAGAGATTTCCCACTGCGCGGCGTCATAGATCGAGCCGCTCGCGGGGACGTCGGAATAGAGGAGGTAGCCGAGGTAGGTGGTGTCGCCTGCGGAATCGAAGACGAAGACGCGGTCGGGGGCGTCTTTGGCTCCTGCTAATTTATAGATTTCGCCAGTTGATGGATTGCGGCTATAGAGCTTTCTGTCTGCGTGATTTATGCAGACTTCTCCAAGGGCGAGTTGGGCTGTCGTAGGAACTGCTCCTGCGAGAACCGATTTTTTTGGAATGATAGTAGGGTTTGCCATTTTCTTATAGAAGAAGGGTTGCCCCTAGGGGTTTTACCCCCTAGAGGACTTTTATATTACACTAGTACGCGCCGCCGTCAATAACGGTTTCGAGAGCAGTCACGCGAGTATCGAGTGCGCTGTCAGCGTTGGCGCGAGCCGTGGCTTCAGAGTCGATGTTCGTTTGGAGGCTGCTATCAGCGGTGCTACGAGCGGTAGCTTCGCTGTTGATGTTGTTCTGGAGCGTGGTGTCGGCAGAACTACGAGCGGAGGCTTCAGCGGAAACGGCAGCAATGCGAGCAGTCTCTTCGGCAGAGATAGCAGAAGCATTGTCAACGATGTCGCTTTCAGCGGTGGTAACGCGAGCAGTGAGGTCTGTGAGGTCGCTGTTTGCGCTATCAATGTTGGACTGAAGGGTTGCATCACCGGCGATGCGGTCAGAAACCTCTTGAGCGAGGGCAGCATTGTTGCTGGTAACATAGCCAGCAAAAGCTGTATCATTCTCAGTATCAACACTGTTGATAAGAGCAACGATTTCAGCGAAGCTGTCTTTGTCAGCCTCGGAAGCAGACAAGATAGCGTCGATGCGACCTTTTTCAGTCGTGATCTTGTTGTCGAGGGTTGTGTCAGCAGCACTACGGGCAGAAGCCTCGGCAGAAACAGCAGCGATACGGGCTGTCTCCTCTGCGGCGATGTCATCAGAAAGGTCGCTCTCAGCGGTCTGAGCGCGGCTGATTTCCGCATTGAGGTTCGATGTCAGAGTGTTGTCAGCAGCGATGCGAGCGGCCTCTTCAGTGGAGACTGCGCCATCAACGTAGCTTTTCTTGGCGAACACATGTTCACCACCGATAGCAAGAACTCCCTCGGCTGTACCGATGAAGAGGCTCTTGTTAGTAAGATCCATTGCCAACTCGCCTGTCGCAAGACTGACGGGTGTGCCTGAACCGCGTTTGATTTTGAGGATTGGATTTGCCATATTTTATTTTGTATTTGTTTTGTTTGTTTTGGTTTTTCTGTTTTTTCAGAAATCAGTATTCTCCCGAATCAATAAGGCTTACGTTTTCTAGTTGACCATTATTAATTTCGGCAATCTGGTTGCCGTTAGGGAGAGATCCAGACACTGAATCTATTGCGACAAGGATCTCATAGAGTTGACCATCGAGGGTCTTATCTTTGAAGCAATCACTTGTAATCAATTCTTCAGCCATGATTTTGTTATATATTTTCTTATGGTGTAGTCAAATTATTATTGAGATATTCTGAATGCATTTAGGGTAGCAGATGGAATATCGGGGTGTAGGGAAGTCGCTGGTTGATGCTCCAAGATAATTGATGTATTGTCTGTTGCCCAGCAAACCTCCACAAAGTCTCCAGCAACAACGGTAACGATATCAATATAAACCCTTGATGCGTATGGGGAGTTTGTATCAACGCCGAATTTTTTAGTGCTGTTGGGATAGTTTATTAGATTCTTGCAAAGCCAAACATCAACAGTTGTTCCACTGCCTCCCCCACCTGTATTGCGAAAACCAAGACCACAAAGAATCTGATATGTTCCTGATTGAGCAAATGTAATCCTTGAATTTGAAACAAGAGTAATTCCATTTGTAATACTTGGTGCATCATAAGCAACTTTTGTTAATGTGTTTATTGATGCTGCGGATTGATCGATAGATGAATGGAAGTCTGCGAATGGATTGGTAGCACCAATATTTTGATCCAAGGCATTAAGTATTTCCCAAAGCTGGTTATCAATAGTCATATCTGTAAAGCAATCTTTTTCCATAACTATACTTTCGGTGGGAAGTTCTTGTATGGGTGTCCTATAGGAAGTTGGGATTCCATTCCCCATTTCCACGCAAGGTAGCCTTCCATTATTTCTTGGTTGGTTGGATTAGCAAAGGCAACAAGTTCAGCGATGAATCCGTTGAGAGATTGGTCTTCATTGAAGTTTCCGCCGATATTTAGAGATGTGAATGAATTGTTTGCAATGCTTCCAGTTGTTGGCGAAAGCGATCCATTTAACCTAATTGTAGGTGCTGCCGAATTGAAATAAAACGAGCTAATGTAGTTATTTCCTTCCGTTACACTTCCATTCGGAGTTGAAAGACTCCCAACATTGGTAATGATTTGAAAGTTATCGTTTGTTGTTCTGCGAACAGCAATTCTTGGATTAGTGGTTTCAGTTCCAGAAAAAAGGAAGTCTTGATCGGCTAGTGCATCAGTATCCAACCGAAGGATCATAGCAACACAGAATGGCTGGGCTTGGTTGAATGTGTTGTTTTCGAGAATCTGGTTGGTGCTTATTGTTGTCTTTGTCCACTCAAGAACATTCAATCCATTGAGAGTCCTTGTTCCAGTATTGGGGCCAATCTTGCCAGAAGATAATGGAGCAACAGTCCAACCGTTGCCAGACTTGTCGAGCATCTGCGTAACTTGGTTGCCAGTCGCTGTGATAGTTGAGGTATCGGCAGCATCGTACCAAAAAATGGTAGATATCTGGCTAGGTGTCCAAAGATCTCTTTTGAGGCTGGAGTATACCCAGTATAGTTGACCATCCAAGGTTAGACCATTAAAGCAATCCCGTGTCGGGATGTCTACGGCGTACCCTTTCTCCACCATCTTTTCCAAGATTGTGTAGAGCTGGTTATCAATTGTCTTATTGATAAAACAATCTTTTTCTTCTACAGCCATGTTGATGCGCGGTTGGGTTGGAGGGGTCGAACCTCCAAACTCAGATTATCGGTAACGATAACTTAGGGAGCTGGCGTGAGCGCAGCAGCCAAAGCTTCGTTGACGTGATTGTATTGTGCCGATTCCGTCATCTGAACGAAGCAATTCTCCGTCACAGGGCTAACAACACTTCCGATTGTGGCGAAAGCGATGTAGAACTGGTACAGACGATGTGCGTCATTCATTGCGTCATAGCAACCAAAGCTAACAGGCTCAATGCCGGCAGCAGTGGAAACGGTTGTGAGGAACGGGTAAGTCCTGTCCCTGTAAGGAATATCGGTAAAGCAAGCCATATGATTAAATTGTTAACCCCCATCAGAGGGGCTGGGTTTTACCCCAACCCCCCTTTGTTTGGGGATGTTTACTTAGGGAGCCACGATGTCACCCACGCCAGCGCAGTTGTAGCAATCTGCTGGATCAACTGGAGGTGTGTAGTCATTCAACGGGCAGCAGGAACCGTAGAGGTTCTTGGTCTTGGGCAGTCGATGCAAGAAGCAGTGCATCAAGGTCGGATCTTTGACCTGAGCCGCGAGACGGAATTGGGCTTGGTAGAAGCCCATCTTGCGCCAGCGGTTGCACTCCCAATCGGGGTTCTTCCACTCCCAGTCACCAGCGTAGTTCTGACCCATCATCTGGGCTTGGCTGTAACCGTTGGAGGAAGGCATCGTCCACTTGACCATTGCCTTGTTGACCATGGCAACCGAGATTGCGAAGTCAGCATTGGCGTAGTCACGATTCGGGACATACGAGCAACCTTGCTCCTGCACGATCTTGGTGTAGCGAGGAACACGGATGAGCTTGGCCCATGTGGTGGGATCTTCGGGGCTGAACGGGCCGGCTGGCTGGTCAGCAGCGGGGGCTGCATTGAAGCGAGCGGCGTTGATGTCGTAGCCGAATGCGTAGTCACCGATGACGCGGTTGACACCCAGCTTGAGGCTGGAGAGGCGAGCGTCGAAGTCGGTGTTGGCATCCCAGTAACCGTTGTTGCGCTTGGCTTGGAAGTAAAGCGCACGGCCAACGCGAGGATCAGGGATAACGATGTCAAGGAGCTGCATGCCAGTGGCTTCAGCGATGTCGAGACGGAAAGCGTCATCTTCGTTCTGGAGGTCGATGAGGGCGTCATCGAGCAGGTCGAGCGAGAGGTAAGCAACTTTCGGGAGGTCAGCAACAGCGAGCTTAACACGGAGTTCGCAGAGGTTGTATCCGCTATCAGTGTTTTCTACGTTGTCGCTGGTGGGAACGAACCAAGCGGCATCGTCAACGAGTCCGCAGTAGGTTCCGTCATCCGTGGTAACGCCGAGCCACTTGTGTCCAGCACCGCCGATGTAGTTGGCGCGGAGGAACTCTTCGTGGACGTTCTTGGTGATGCGAGCATTGCTCTCCTCGAACTGAAGGATTTCTTCAGCGGGGAAGAGGCGATAGAGAAGGCTCTCAACGCAGATCCAGTCAGTGTGCATCTCTTTACGGAGAAGCTCGAAAGTGTAGCTCTCAGTGCCGGGACGCTGAATGACTTCGCTGTTGGTGGAGCAGGAATCGGTTTCGCAGTATCCATCAACGATCTTGCGGAACGGGCTGCAAGGATCATGGAATCCACGGCCAAAGCGGAAGGCTTTCTGCTCGGTGGTGTGATTGAGGGGCCAAGGTTGCTCCTCGAAACGGGTGAAGTACGTGGAGTTAGTGACGAGCTTCTTAACGTAGAGGTCGTTGAAATACTCACGTCCCTCGCGGAAAAAGCTGTCCAACTCGGTACAAGAATTGAATTGAATCATTTCTGCCATAATATTTTTTGTTTGAGTTAGGTTTAGTTTAGTTTGTCCGCCTGACAAACACAGAGGAATGCCAAGCGAGTGCTTGTTTTCCTCTGCTGGAATCTACCCAGAGATTGGCTTGCGCCACCGTCCAGAATACCGCTTTTCATGCGAGGTCGGAAACTCGCCAGCCAGAGTGCGGCTGAATCCCTAATTGCTCACGCTTTCGGATTTCTCTTTTAGCGGAATCTATATATCTTCAATGTTATGTCAAGCATGAAAATGAAGAAGGGGAGTGGATTTTACTCCACCCCCCTTTCAGCTAAACACGGATCTATGGCTATTATGCGGTAACGGCTGACCTGCCTTGAGGCGTGAAGCGAGCTAGTTTTGCCGCCAGTCCTTCAGATACACTTATCCGTTTAGTCTGAGAATCTGTTGCTTTCGATGAACCTTCCAGTCGGGAAGCTCCCTTGAGTTTGTTAATATAATCGTCTTTTTCTTTTAACATCTCAGCTTGAGCTTTGAGCATGGCTTGCAGTTTGTTGTAAGCCCTGCCTTGGTGGATCAAGCGGTTCATATCATCAACAGACGCTGGATCGTCGGACTGTTGTGTGGCTGCGAGAGCAATAGCCTCATCGTGGGCGGTATCGTAGGTGATACCTTTGTCTTTCATGAAAGATTCAATAGCTTCGGGGATCGCTACTTGGTTATCAACTTCTTGGGCTTGGCGTTTGTAACTGTCCCTCCATGTGTTGATGAACTGGCTGCGTGTCTCTACTTCTTTCTCTTTAGCCTTGCGGGTAAGCTCGGACTTTGTGTTTTGCCAATCCATTAACGCATTGGCGTGTGTTTGTGTGGACTTCTGGAAGTCCTTAATGGCATCAACGAACCTTACTTGGTTGTATGTATCAAGTGAGTTTGTTAGCTCCCTAAATGCTTCGTTCCTTTCGTTGAGTGCCTCGCGGCGAGCTTCTTCAGTCTGCGCGGAGTAGACGGCAGCATTAGCGGCTGTGCCTCGGTTGAAGATCGCAAGAAGCTGCGGATCATCGCCAATAATTTCTTTGGCTTCGATGTATGAGTCTTGAATTGGGATGACATATTTCTGTTGGAAATCTTGACTCTGAGTGATGTCATTGAACTCTACCTTGCTGCGAAGTTCTTGAATCTCTTTCGTCAGATTTGCTTCCAACTCTGCCTTCTCATCATTGGCTCGGTTTAGTTGTTCTTGGTAGTGGTTTGCTTCTGCTGTGGTTTCGCTGTTCTTAACAAGTTCCTCAAGCTCCGCGATCTTGCTGGTGTACTTGGGGATCTCTTCACTCTTGAATTTCTCCAGCTCGTCTTTGAGGCGTTTGTTCTCCTCGATCTGTTTCTGCACGAACCCCGGCTTCTTCTTCTCTGGCTGGATGAGCGGTTTCTTTCCCTCGTTATCGTTAACGATAAGATCTTCAGAAACATCTTCGGTATCAAATGATACATCGTCAGAGGGTTCTACGCTTGAACCATCTGGGTTCTTCGCAAACCTCTTTAGGAAGTCTGCTGTATTTCCCTTAATGGGAACTTGTGGTTTCGATTGGAGGTCTTTGATGATCTCCGCTGTTTCTTGGTTGGTTTTGTTTTCCTCGCTCATAGATTAGATTTCATCCAAGTCTGGGTCAATGACTTGCTCGATTTGTTGTTTTTGCTTCTTGGCTTTCTTGAATTGTTCGCTTCCAGATTCCGCGCTCACCTCGATTGTTGAGATGGCATGGCGAACGGATTCAATGCCGCTGGCTGGGCATGTCATTAGGATGTGTGTTTTAAGTGCATACCAATCGTCGTGATTAACGATGGACGCACATAATGCTTGGATTCTGTCTGTGGTGTTCATTATTGTTGAGCGGCTTGAATCGGTGTTTGAGGCATCTCTTCTTCCTCAATTTCAACTTCTTCTTCCTCTTCTGGCATCTGTCCACGCGCCTTCTGAATCTCAGCGCGAGCCTTGGCTTTCTGCATGGCAAGCTGTGTGATGCCCTGCTGCTTGCGTTGCTCTGTACGCTGCGCGTGGCTGATGGATGCCTTTCCGATTGCAATATCTGCAAGTTTTTGTTTAGTGTCGATCTCGATACCAGACTTCGCGGCGAGGTACTGGAGCTTGAGGTCTTCTTCTGATCCACCCTTACCCTGACCCTGCTGGCTTTGTGCCATCTCTTGGTAAACTTGATTGAGTTGGTCTGACATCTTGCCAACCTCGCCCATCCCCTGCATGAATTGCTTGAGGAAGTCTTTCTTGGTTGGGTCTTTCGAGATGAACTCGACGTGAGCCATGATGTGTCCACCCTTGAACTGAACAGAGCGTACAGCTTTTGCAAGCTCGTTGACATCTGGCTGGCCGGCTTGAACCATCTGCATGTTGCTTTGCAGTTGAAGCGTAAGATCCGCGAAGTGACCTTGAACGTGTTCGATGTGCGGGTCTGTAGGAAGAACGGGGAAGTTCCGTGGATTCACGAATACGTCCGTCATGCCTGCGTTCTCGAAACCGATAATGCGAGCATTGTCATCAATACGTTCCGCCTTGGTGTCCCTATATCGTACTACGTTATCACGGCCTGCCAAAGCTGCGATGGCGTCTTTAACGGCATTTTCTTGTCCTTCGTTGGCTGGTGTGATCGAAGTAAGTTGTACAAGTTTCTCCGCAGTGATGAGCTTGAAGGAAGGGGAACCTGCTCCGTTGATGAGGTTGCTTCGGACGCTGGTGATGTTCTTCCAAGAAGCGGCTTCTTTTGGTGTTCCGAGTTGTTCAAGGATGTCATAGAATTTTTTAACGTATTCGTATCCGTCATCGTTCCTGTTCGCAGATACAAACCTGCGATATAGCTCTTTGAAGTAAAGAGTTTCGCATTCGTTGAATCGGCGGATTTGTGTGCCAGAAAGTTTGGCGGATTCTGCTGCATCCAGTTCTGCTTCTCCCTTGGTGCGTTGCTTGCCTCCCGCTGTTGGTTGGCCGATACGATACTGGCCGAGGTTGCGGTAGAGGTCGCCCATGTAGAACTGCATGAAGCCCATGCTCTCTCCAACGGGAAGCTGGAACCTGTTCTGTGTGAACTTGGCTCCGTCTGGCATAACGCTAATTGGGAGCCATTCCATTTGCTTGAGCATCTTGGTGGCATCTGGGCTTTGACCCTCGACCATTAGCATTGAGTTAAGTCGAACGGCATCAACGAGTCCGTTCATTGTAAAGTCGTATTGACGGCAGGCAACGTAGGCTGCTTCTGCTTGGCTCTTAATATCATGAAACATGCCAGACCCAACCGAGTCTGTCAGCATGTACAGGATCTCGCTCCAGTCACCGAATGCGCCGATCTGGAGTTGCAGGAATCCATGCTGATCGCGGATTACGTCTTCCCCAATCTTGTTGTTTCCACGGAGATTGCCGTTGATGTGTGTGATGATTGGATTGTAGTCTTGCAAGATTACTGCCTTGCTGATCTTACCATCGAACTCCCTCCAGTAGACTTCGTAGAGGTCAACCTTCTGGTTAACCGAGAGTGACCAGTTGAACCCGCTTTCGCTGATTGTGCGGTAGAAGTCTTCGCGGGACTTGTTGTGTTCGCTGAATGCACGGTGAAACCGTATAGCGTCAACTACTGCATCCACGTTCCATCCTACTGCTTCCGCCGCTTCCTTGTTTTGGATGACTTTGTAAAGTTCGTAGGGGGTGGGTCTGCGACGAACAGCGAACTCTTCAAGATTACTGAAATCAACTTTGATATCGTCTGGGAAAAGAAGGTCGCTAAGAAAAGTATGCTTGGGCATCCATCCAACTGACGAATCCCACATACCAATTCCTTTTCCATACAACAACATGCTTTCGATGTCCTGCTCTTTGTTGTACAAGTAGCCCGGCCATTCGCGGATCGCTTGATCGAAGGCTTGCGTGATGTTCTCCGAGTGCATGAGCCTTTCGCGCTCGTTGCCGAATTTCGTTTTAATCGTGGCGCAGGCTTGCCTTTCTGTGATGATGTCATAGTAGCTTGACTTTTGGTTGTTTACGATAGCTTCAAGGCTTCCCCAGTTTACATCAGACTGCCAAGGAAGTTTCTTCTCTGCAATCTTCGAGTAGCCTGTTGGCGGGAAACGCTTGTACGCTTTGTATACCCTAATGCGTTTGTTCTCGCGCCCAACATTATTCCTTGAAAGATTTTCTGCAATGTTCCAAGCATGGTTGGCTGAAGCAATTCGCGTGCGTGGAGGATTCCCATCCTCGTCAAGTGCCAGAAGTGAGAAATTGTCGTTGCCTGTTGAGATCATTGTGTATTTATCGTTAACGATAATGAATTAGTCAAGAGAACATAGTGTTTAGCTTTTGCCTGCGCTTACCGCAAGCCTTGCATCCCTTGGCTTTTCTTTCGAGAGTTGATCCTGTCACGTTATCTATGACGCGAGCAAATGAGTGTATAACATTTGCAACGGCATCGCCGGCCTGTACCCAGCACCTTCCTTCTGGTTGGCGTTGACAGATTTGTTGTTCGATTTGGTATGGAAGATCAGCGGGAATATTGTTCCCATTAATCTCCATATCCTTTTTCACGTTCGCAATGAGAGTGCGGAATGACCCAGCTCGCGTGACCGCATGAAAGGTGCGTCCATCTTTGGTAAGTGTATACTCGTAGTACCACCCGCCAACTGGAGCTAATTTGGGGTCTTTCAATTTCATCTTGATGTAAACATAGTTTTATTGTTAGATGGAAATATGTCAAGCACGAAAATGATCAATAGATACGGAATGGCATTCCCAGAGAACATGGATGATTTGGCGATTGAACTATTTTGCTATGCCATCACCCGTGGTCAGTATGGAAGAACCTACTGCATAAAACATAATGTTGAAATCGGTGACTTCAAACTACTGACACCATTTGAGCATTTCATTAAGGCTGTGCAACTCCAGTGGCCTACTGATGTATCTATCAAATCCCGTGGCTACATGAATACTCAACTTCTGCGAACCATTGAGGAACTTTGCAACAATGATGACGTTGTTCTCGCGGGAGCTGCATCGATGGGTAAGTCATTTCCTGTGGGTCTGTGGATTCTTCTCGATTGGTGTGCTGCTCCAACATGTACATCATCTTGGGTAGCCACCACAACAATCGGTGCGTCCGAGGATCGTATCTGGGGTATCATCTCAAAGCTGTGGAAGGCATCCCGCGTGAAGATCGGGAACCTCATGGATTATCGCCACATGATTGTGTGGGGTGGTGGAGATGGCAATGACCAGCGGGATTACCGCAACGCTATCAAAGCTCTCGCGTTCCCGCAGGGTAATGAAGGGCAGAAGGCTATTGATACAACCCGTGGTCGTAAGAATGACCGCATTCGTCTTGCTCTTGATGAGCTTCCCGAAATGGAGATGGGTGCGCTCACTGCTCGCGTCAACCTTTCGTCCAACGATGACAA